ATGCACAGGGGGGTGTATTTTTTCAGACCCCCTCCCCCCTACCTTGATCACCAGGCAAAAAGGGAGAGGACCTGTAGCCGAAGCGTGTGGCGGCCCGAGATCAGAAGCGTGGGAAGATTCAGGGTTGGCAGGGGGAACCGTCTGAATCACAACTGATCTCGGGCCTGTCACGGAGGTTCCTACCTAGTCCGACTTCTCGTCAGAAGGCTTGGGAACCTTGATGTGGACGCCAGAGACGTTCTCCTTGACGATCTCATCGATAGCATCTTGCATCGCTAGATCGTCGAGTTGATCGTTCTCTCCGTTGGTAGTCACGGCTACCCTGGCCAGGAGGGAGAGGGAGTTGTAGTTCTCGTGGGTGTCCCATGAAAGCCAGTCATCCCACTGAGTCCAAGGATTGTATGGGTTGTCCTTGGTACTGAGCATGTAGTCAGTACTCATCACTCACCTCCTTCACTAGCCAGTGCGGCCTTGAGTTTGTCCACTGAGACGCCGAGTGCATCGGCTACCTCAGCGAGCGTGTGCTTGTCGCCCACCAACATGAGCCTGGCACGGTTCAGATCAGCGGTACCCATGACTACCTTCTCGCGAGGAGTAGCCAGTTCCTTGATCTTCTCCACATCAGTGTTGTCCAGGATGGACTTGAGCTTGGTCTTGGAGATGGCGCCGGCCTGGATCGCTTCCCATTCACGGGGCTCGATCTCAATCAGGTCCTTGCTTGCGCCTACTCTTCGACGTGCATCCAAGAGTTCCTTGGAACGCAGCTTCTTCTGCTCTGCCGCATCCATCTCGGGGTTGGCATCCTTCTTCAGACGGTACCGGGCATTAGCAATCACCTGGGCCTGTCGTTCGAGAGGAGCGTTCTTGAGAGCCTTGTTGAGCTTGGCGTTGAGCATTCGTACTTCTGGAGCGTAGGCCTTGGCCGCTGAGGGGGACGCCTCAATGTCCTTGGTCTTGATCTGCAGAAGACGCGCCTTGTTAGCGAGGGCCTTCATCCTGTTGGAGTGATCAGCGTAGACACTCTCGATCTTGGTTCCAGACGAAAGCTTGTGCGCATCGTCTTCAAGAGCAAGCCTGTCCACCTTCATGGTTTTGAGCTTACCGTTGTAGTACTCGGTGCCCGTCTCCACATAGACCCTCTTACCAGTGATCGGGTCGATAGGACCACCTTCGCTGGCGGGGCGGGGCTTTCGCTCATTGATAGTCTTCTCTCCGCCTGCCAGGGAGATCAGAGTGTCAGCTCCACCTTGCGGCCCACGCTGGTACTTAGCCATGAGCTGCGAGATGTTGTTGTCCTTGGCAGACGCCTTCCAGTCGAGACCGTGCTTCTCGGCATCGATCACAACCATGGAGTGACGCACAGCACGAGCGAGCTCGTCTTCTGTGGCGCCCTTGATGGTCATGTCGGTGATGAGGTTGGACACAAGACCCATCTGCATAGCCTTGGTCTTGGCGTTCATCTTGACGACTGAACTGCCCTCAGGGATCTTGTACTTCTGGGGGTCGAATCCCTTGAGGCCCTCGAGTGCAGGCGAAGTCTGGATCTTCCCGTGATTGTTCGGGATTACCAGAACAGTATCGCCATCGAAGTCCGCACCGGAGAGGCGTTCGGCAACCTTACTGTGGATGCCGATTGCGTCGGGCGCGTTTCCGAGAAGACGCTTCGCATCGGGGTGGTTGTTGTTTACCTTGAGTTGGGGGATCTCAAAGGTTCCACCATGGGGGAAGCGAACCAGTACTACGGTTTCGCCGTTCTTGAACGTAGGCGCATAGACCTCGTTCTCCTTCAGCGAATTGACCGGAAGGATCACCTTGGTCGCCTGGCGAGGCATCTGTGCAGCCTTTAGATGCACAGCCGAGGCGTCGACCGCATCTGCGTACTTCTCGAGCAGGTGCTTCTTGACGGTCTCGTTGGTGAGAGACTGGATCTCGTTGAACTCACGAAGCTTGGCCTCGTAAGCCATGTCGAGCTGGTCCTTGGCCAACGTAGACTTCTGCTTCGACAGCATCTGAGAAGAGAGGTTACGAGACCACTCGTCCCACTTGCCTTCCTCGTTGACGATGTTCATCGACGATTCGACAATGCGCCGGCCGAAGGTGTCTCGGGCATCCGTGCCGTCAGGGTTCTTCTTGTACACCTGGTCGCGGATGTTCGAACCGAAAGGATCTTCCGGGTCGTCCTTCAACTTCTTCATGGCGTCGAGCTTGTTACCCGTGTTCGACTTGTTCGTGTTGAACACGAGGTCCACACCAGGCGGGAACATCTTACTGTCCCCGTACATCGCCATGCCCTTAAGATAATGCGTTCCGTCGACGGCAACGCGTACCTGAGCATAGCGAGAATCCCCGATGCGAACGTCCTTCACACCAGGCCTGACGTAGATCACACCGTCAGCATCGGTTCCGCCTTCTTCGGCGTACCGAACCTTTACACGCTTCGAGTTGATTGAGAGTGGGGGCTCGATCCGATCGTAGCTTCGACCGCCGTCAGACGACTTGAGCATGCCAGGCTGGATCTGGTCGCGGTTCTTCCAGACCTCACTGTAGGTGGTGTCGGGAGCGGCAAGCACCTTGATCGTGGTGGTCTTACCGGTTCCCAACTGCTCAACGGGGACGTAGTGGATGGTGTATCCCTCGTCCTCGAGCAGACGCCTGGCGTCCCGAAGCTTCTCGTGGCTGATTCCGAGATGCAGTTCAACGCCCTTACCGACGTCGACGTATTTCTTCTTCGCGACCTGATCGCGGAGCATCTCGGAGGTGGCGTGAAGGATATTCTCCTTGTCCGCACGTCCCGGCTTGAGGAGATTTCCGACAGTAGTGTCCGGAATCCCCATTCTCTTGCCGATTGCCACGTTCGACAGACCCTTGTCCTTAAGCGCTTGGGCTTGCCGGATCTGGTTCTGTACGACTTCTTCCTTCGCCATGGCGACAGTGGTTCGGAACTGGGAGCTTGTCATTCCAAACCCTTGTGCGATCATGGTGTCCGTCATTCCAGGCACCTTGCGGGCTTCCGCGACCATGGTCTGGAACGTGACTGCTCGCTGATGCGGGTCCTTTCCGGAATCCCACGGATAGCGCCCGGACTTGCGCTTGATCCCGTAGTGCTCCATGGCTTCGGGATCGTCTTCGTCGATGACGAGCTGTCCGCTCATTGCGTTGTGCTCGTTTTCGTCGATGATCAAATCAAACCCCCTGTTCTCCGCTGATCGACGATTTCGTTCGCGGTACGGATCCGGTCGTAGACGGTGGCCAGATAGTCGCGATCGAGCTCGTAGATGCGAACTTCGTCACCCTGGTAGATGCGAAGTTCGCCCTCAATCTCGAACGGCCTGAAGTCATACTCCAGGCAGAAGAATCCGGCGTAGATGTACAGTTGGTCCGAGGACGTCTTCGAGGTTCCGGACTTGAAGTCATGGATTCGAAGGAATCCGGCGAACGTTGATGTGTCGATGTACGGTTTGAACCCGATCGCATCTGCCGTTCCGTAGGCATGGATCGAGTAGAACAGGAGTTGTTCCGGCGTCAGGCCGAAGTCGAGCGCGTGGTTGATGTACGCACAGAGAACATCGAAGTTCTCATCATCTTCGTTACCCGGCTGCCGGCGTCCGAGAGAAATCGCCTCTGCGGCCCAAGCGTGCAGCCTAGTGCCCAATGCAGCCGCTGCAGTGGTGCTCAGACGCTCTACCAACTTCTCATCGGTATAACGGAGCCAAGCGTACTGCGAGGCGCTTAGAAAGGCGTGTGAGCCTTCTAGTCTAGGGTGGGAGTTAAATCCCGTGAAGCGCTCTCTGTAGCGCACGGAGTACATCCTCTTCGTTCGAAGGATAGATGAAGGCAGCGAAGGACATCTCGTTCAACCGTTCCACCCAGTAGGGTTGGTTGGGTCGAGTCGGAGAGTTCTTTGCTGCCTTAACCTCAAGAAAGGCGTACCTGTCCTCGAAGAAGATGACGAGGTCGGGTACGCCTTGCAGGTAAGCCGGGTCGTTCTTGAGAATGACGCATCCGGGAAACAGAAGCCGAAGCTTTTTGATCAGCTTCGACTGGTACTCAGCTTCCGTCATGCGTCACTCCTTTCACGGTGGTCGGACAGAGGCTTAATCTATCCCTTCTATCATACCCCATGTATTTCCACCGTATTGGTATCTGTCCTTCACATGGCTACACGGAACCTGTGGAAGGTCGCGCGGGTGTACGTTCGATACACTATGGAGTTGACTATCTCTGAATCAAGGAGGCCCAACGACACCGCCGCATCCCACGACGAATCGAAGTACTTCCTCGACTTGATCTCTTCGACAGGCCTGTCGATTCCACTGGACCGGGACTCGAACTGCCTGAAGTACTCAGTAGCGTACCAACGAGGACGCCATAGGAGATTGCTCGCGTGGTTGTTCTGACGATCTCCATCCAGATTGATCGGAGTGTCGAACGCGAGAGGACGAGCGGTGTGGATGAAAGCAGTCGCGACCAACACCGTCACGGACCGCTTGTGCTGAGTCCCCTTCCGGTTGAAGCTGACGTTCACGATGCCCCTCTGATTAACGTGAAGGGTCATCAGGTTTCCGGTGTCCTCGTTTCGAACGAGACCTGCGTCGCTCACCGAATAATTCGGGAACTCGCGTACCTCTCGCCAGACCATGTGCACGGGACCCCACCTTACACTTTCTTGGACGTACCATAGTGCATCGCGACGAATTAGGACATCGCGACCCCGGATGATCTTGCTTGCCACTTTGCCACTTTTTTCGAGCAACTTCTTTATACATTACACACTTGGTATCTGCATTACTTTTTCACGTATAACCCTTTAGAAAAAGTGGCAAAGTGACTAAACGAAAAATCGCGAGTCTCTGACCTGCAGGTTTCAAGCGCATAACGGACAAAAGCCTAGCCACTTTGCTTTTGCAAAGTGACTAAAAGTGACTAGATTAGCCACTTTCTCGAGACGGACGCGGGCACAGCTGTCCGATATGGACTCCCCAGTCCCATACGCACGCTGTGCCCGCTTCACCCGTTTGGCGGCTTGCGTTCCTCCCGCTTCACCCGCCACTCTCGAAAAAGTGGCAAAGTGACTACCAAAGTGGCTAGAAGTGTCTAACACTAACGGGTGAACGCGGTCAAGCTGCCTTGACGAATTTGTCCGATTTGTGGCCAGCTCCGATGCCAAACACGCCCGAATTCTTCTTGGCGAACTTGACCTCATTGAAGCTGTGTTTCGTCGACAAAGCGGTCTTAACTGCCTTATCGATCTTAGCCTCTGACATCAGGACGTAATAGTACAGAATCTCGAACGGAGTGTTGAGCCGG